CCGGGCCGGCTCATGGATGGCCAGGCCGGTCATCGCCGCTATGGGATGGATGGCCTCCTCGTCATAGCTGGTCTGGACCCTGCGGCGGCGGGGTGCACGGCCATGGTGGTGATCGGCCTGGACCGGCGTACCGGTGTGCGGTGGCTGCTCGATGTGGTCAACCGCCGCGGGATGCCGCCGCATGAGATGCGCTCGGAGATCAAGCGGCTGACCGAGCGGTACGGGATCACTGAGTGGCGTGTGGAGAAGAACGCCTATCAGGCCTCCATCGTGCAGGACCAGGAGATCCGTACGTACCTGTCGGCCCGCGGCTGCCTGATCTCGGGGCACCACACGAACACGAACAAGTGGGACCCGGACTTTGGCGTGGCCAGCATGGCGCCGCTGTTCGAGGGGTGGCGGGACGGCAACAACCTGATCCGCCTGCCCTCGCAGACGCAGTCGGAGAGCGTGCGGGCACTGATTGAGCAGCTGTGCAGCTGGTTCCCGGAGACCAAGGGACTGACGGACTGCGTGATGGCCCTGTGGTTCGCGGAGATCCGCGCGCGGGAGCTGATGGTGTCTGATTTCTCCGGCTGGCACCGCTCTGACACGGAGTTCGTGAGCGAGCGCGACCAGGCCGGGCAGATGGTCGTGGATGTGGATCTTGCGCTTCAGCAGCAGATGGCCGGGGCCTGGAACGGGGCGCTTGGTGGCTGGTGAGGACTGCCGATGTGCGGTGTGCGGCGGCTGCAAGCACGACCACCGCGGTTGGCGGCATGAGTGGAAACCGAGGGAGCAGACGTGGCAACACCCCTGACGGCCGATCAGCTCGTGAAGGCCCTGAAGGCCGAGGGCGTGAAGGTCATCGAGCATGCCGGGTGGCGTACGCACAACCGTGCCGGTCACGGCGGCTGGGGGCCGGTGAACGGGTCGATGGTGCATCACACCGGCCCGTACACGTCCGAGGCGCAGATTCTGGCGTATTGCTGGTCCGGCAGCTCCGCCCTGCCGGGGCCGCTGGCCACTGGCGTCATCGGCAAGAAGGGTGACGTCTACCTGATCGGCAACGGCCGGGCGAACCACGCCGGGGGCGGGGACCCGAAGGTGTTGGCGGCCGTGGTGGCGGAGAACTACGGAGACCGGCCACCGGCCACGCACGAGCACGAGGGCAGCTCGGGCGCCGTGGATGGCAATGCGCATTTCTACGGCTGGGAGTGCGTCAACAAGGGTGACGGCAAGGAGAGTTGGCCTTCGGCTCAGTACGTGGCCATGGTGAAGGTTCAGGCCGCCATCCTTCGCGCGCATCGCGCGAAGGGTGACAAGTGGGGGGCGGGCGGTAAGTCGGTCATCGGTCATCTGGAGTGGTCCGACTGGAAGCCGGACCCCAAGGGCGTCGATATGCCCAAGTTCCGTAAGGACGTGGCCGCTTGCCTGGCTCAGCCGGCCGGCAAGTGGGGTGGGGTGGCGACGAAGGCCAAGCTCACCTTGGAATCGTTGGCTGCTCGCGTCTCTGCCCTGGAAGCAAAGGTCAAGTGAAGGTTGTACCTTTCGCTGCTTAGGAGGTGGTCATGGCGGACATAGCACGCATCGCGGCCCGGGTTGAGGCCCTGCGCCGTGACGCCCAGGAGCGCGACGCGCGGCATCAGACGGTTTTCGATGCGCGCGCGCAGAAGATCGACAACATTGCGCCCGGGAGCATGCCCGACGCCTGGCCGCGCCCGATCACGGCGAATGTCCTGGACACCTCCGCTCGTCAGCTGGCCGAGAACCTTGCCCCGCTGCCGTCGCTGAACTGCGCGCCGGGCGTGGTGACGTCGGAGCGCCAGAAGAAGATGGTGGCGAAGCGGACGAAGATCGCTTACAGCTACATCATCGACAGCGGGCTGAAGGCGAAGATGCCGACCGGTTGCGACTGGTACCTGACGTACGGATCGCTGCCGTTCGTGGTTGATGCCGACTTCGGCGAAGGCCGGCCGCGTATCCGCATCGACAACCCGATGAAGTCGTACCCGCAGTTCGATCTGAGCGGCAAGGTCATCAGCTACACGAAGGTGTGGCGTGAGGGCGCGCGCAAGCTGGCCGCCAAGTTTCCTGAGTTCGCCGACGCCATCTTGGGCAGCGACCGGCCCCGGCCGTTCGGCCAGCAGCAGGTCACCGGTGACACGGAGCTTGAGGTAGTCAAGTACTGCGACAAGGACTCTTACGTCCTCTACATGCCGGAGCGGCGGAACCTCGTCTTGATGGAGACGGAGAACCGCTTTGGCAAGGTGCCGGTGGCGGTGGGCCGTAAGCCCACGTGGGACGGCCAGGACCGCGGGCAGTTCGACGACATCATTTGGCCGATGCTCGCGCGCAACCGTGTGGCGATGCTGGGTCTGCAGGCGACGCAGCAGACTGTGCGTGCGCCGCTGGCCATCCCGACCGACGTGCAGAAGATCCCATTTGGGGATGATGCGGTCATTCGTACCAATTCGCCGGAGAAGATTCGGCGCGTGGGGACGGATCTGCCGCAGGCCGCTTGGCAGCAGGATGCGCTGTTGTCCGCGGAGGTCATGAAGGGCACGCGTACGCCGGCCAGCGCCACGGGTGACGTGGACGCCTCGATCATCACCGGCCGCGGTGTCGATGCCCTCAACGGCGGCTATGACATTCAGGTTGCCACCGGTCAGCTCATCATCGGGGATGCGCTGGAACGCGCCCTTGAGCTGTGCTTCGAGATGGATGAGAAGTACTGGCCGGACACCAAGAAGAGCATCAGCGGCGTCATCAACGGCACACCCTTTGAGGAGAGCTACACCCCCTCGAAGGACATCAAGGGCAACTATCGCGTGAGCGTGAGCTACGGCTTCGCGAGCGGGATGAACCCGAATCAGGCGCTGATCTTCCTTCTGCAGCTGCGCGGCGATCAACTGGTGTCGCGTGACTTCGTTCAGCGTCAGCTGCCGATGGATATCGACGTGGCCTCCCTTCAGGCCCAGGTGGACCAGGAGCAGACCACCGACGCCCTGAAGCAGGGCGTGTTTGCCCTGCTCTCCTCCATCGGGATCATGGCGCAGCAGGGCATGGACCCCACGATGCTGCTCACCAACGCCGCAAAGTTGATCGATCTGCGTGAGCGCATGCCCATGCATGAGGCGATCCTGACGGCCTTCCAGCCGGAGCCCCAGCCAGACACCGCGCAACTGGCCGGGCCTCCCGGCACCCCGGGCAGCCCCGGTGAGGGCCAGGGCGCCGGGGTGCCCTTCGGCATCAACCCGTCCACCGGCATGCCCGGCGGCATCGCGCCGGGCCAGGCGGAGATGGGACCGGGCGGCAAGCCCGACGTGATGAGCCTGCTCGCCGGCCTGACGAGCAGCGGACGGCCCACGGCCTCCGCATCAGTGAAGAGGAGCGTTCCGGCATGACGTGCCAGACGTGCGGCCGGGATGACGGCCATTGGCTCAACTGCCCGGAGGTGCTGCGCGAGCGTGCGCGGAACCTCGTTGAGCCAGACTTCGCGGGCTCGCTGTGCGAGCACCCCGGATGTTCGGAGCCGAAGGCTTCGAAGGGCCCTCGCGCCAAGTGGTGTGAGGAGCACAAGGACCCCAAGAACAGGGAGAAGTGATCATGGCTGATGGATTCGCGGGCGACCCGTTCCACGAGTCGGACAAGCCCATGATCGGCCTGAAGGGCGGCATGGAGATGCCGCACACTCAGATGCCGATGCAGGGCGAGAACGCCGGCAAGTCCCAGGGTGGCGCCAACGACACGACCGGCAACATTGCGGGCTGGAACTCCACCAGCCTTCAGCCGGGGCATCCGACCACGGGCAGCAACGACAGCAACAAGGCTCACTAAGCCATGGCCCGCGGCGGATACAGGCAGCCGGCGAACCCGGCCCCCGTCAGCGGGCCGGGCGCACTGAGCAAGCGCACTGACGGAGGACCGGGCAAGCAGCCGGTTCGTGCACCGTCCGGTGGCGCATACGGCGACCGGCAGAACCTTGAACAACTGCAGCAGGCGGCCCCCGTGGCCGCATCCCCGGGCGGGGACGTCGGAGCGCCCCAGCCGGCCGGGGACCTTACGGCCGGTGTGGTGGGTTTCGGCGAACCGACCCAGCAGCCGGACGTACCGGTCACGGCGGGCGCTGCGTCGGGCGAGGGTCCGGGACTTGAAGCGCTGGGCCTGCCCAATGCGCCGGATCAGGACTTGCGGCGTCTGGTCGGCTGGCTGCCGGTGTTCGAGCACATGGCCAACCAGCCGGGTTCGAGCAAGGCGGCCCGCAACCTCGTGCGCCAGTTGAAGGGGATGGCGTGATGGATTGGTGGAATCAGATCGGCAACTATGTCGACTTCTTCGGGGAGACGCCCGCGCTGGCGGTGGACATGGCGCTGAACGGCCCGAACGCCAACCACGTGGGCTATGACCTTGCGTTCGGGCTGCAGGCTGCTCAGACACCTATCGACGTCTACCCCTCGGATGCCGCGCCCATTGAACCGGGGGTCTGATGGACTTCGGCGACATCCTGAAGAACGTCCGGGATGCCTCGATCGGCATCCCGATTATCGGCGGCTGGACGTCCGGCCTGGGCGATGACGTCGGCGAGTCCGGTACGGGAAAGTTCATCTCGAAGAACATCCTTGCGCCGGGCTCGAAGCCGCTGGAGCGGGCTCTTCATGCCATGGGCTGGGCGTATGAACGGTGTGTCGCAGCCCATTTCGACGTTCCTTCTGGCCGGCACGCACGCAGAGAACGACAACATCGGGGACCTGTTCAAGGCCTCGTCTTGGGCGAAGGCCTGGCACGTGGCCAACCATGTCAGCCCCGGTCAGGCGTTCTGGGCCGACCACGGCGAAGTGGAGGACATCCTCAAGGACCGTCCCCTGTATGCCACTCCGCCGGCGGCCTACCTTCCGCCGGACTGGAAGGGCATGAGTGAGGACGAACAGCAGAAGCTGCTGAAGCAGGCGGGCGCGCCGGTCATCGGCAACCGGGCCGTGGAGCAGATCCGCCGTGACTCCGACTTCTTCAAGTTTGCGAGTGGTGCTACGGACTTCGCGGTGCGCTGGTGGCTGGACCCCACGGTGCTGGGTGGCAAGGCGCTGGGAGCTGCGCGGACGAAGTACGTTGTCACGCCCCGCCCGGCCGGCGGCTGGTCGGGCGAGAGCATTGACAAGCTGATGCAGTCCTCCCGGATGGCCAAGGCGCAAAAGTTCATTTGGGAGAACAAGGACCAGCCGGACCTGATCAACAACCTGACGATGTTCAAGAAGTCCGCGCTGGGGCCGCGGGCCGGCAGCATCATTTCCCAGCTGAAGAATCCGCAGGAAGTGAGCCTGTTCCTGCGCACCACCATGGGCGATGTCCAGGCGCGGACCATGCTGGAGACGGAGAACGCCGCAGCCGCGCAGCGTATGCAGCAGGTGGACGAGCGGCTGAGCCGGTTGGAGCTGCAGGTCATGCCGCGTATCCAGGCCACCAACAACCCGGCCGCGGAAGCGCTGATGCAAAAGCGCATCGACGTCCTGCACGCCACGATGGCCGCAGACGAGGAGTTGACGGCCCGCTACTCCGCCACCCTTGAGCACCAGGGTGAACTGGACGCGCTGAACCTGACCCGGTTCTCCCCCGCGCGTGCGTACACGCGCACCGCGAATCAGCGGGCCTTCCGCACCGGTGCGGCGCTGGGTACGACCGGTTCCAAGGTCCCGAGCATTGTGGGATCGCAGGCTCAGAAAGCCAAGGGCTTGGCGAAGGTGCGGATCTACGCCAACGACCTTTTCGGCTCGTCCTCGACCCTGGTGCGTTCCTTCGCGGAGGCGCACCCCAACGGGCTGATCGCCATTGACGATCTGCACCCCGAGGCGATCGATGAGCTGCGCGGACACATCGCGCGCATCCCCGGCATCGGCCCGAACATCCGGGCTGATCTGTTGAACAACTACCTCAAGACCACGACCGAGGGGGAGCGCCTGGAGGCGCTGGAGGACATTCAGGGCCTGGCGGTCACGAAGATCGCGGAAAAGCATGGGTTCACCCATGACGAGGGCATGCAGCTGTACCGGGAGTACCGGGCCAATATCGCCCACGGCCAGGACGAGCTTCGCCGCTACTCGGGGGCCAACTTCGGCGGCGAGAACCAGAGCGTTGACATCTTTGCCGGCGCGGACGGCAACCTGAAGATCCATCCGAACATGGTCACGAAGCTCGCCAATGACCACGTGCTGATCGACCTGGGGCAGCTCGATACGACGTTGGCCCGCAACGCGAGCGCGCTGAAGGCGCTGCGTACGTCGCGCATCGGTAATCCGGACTGGCTCATTGACGGCCTCGACCACGTGAGCCACTTGTGGAAGTTCGCCACCCTGTTCAGGCTCGGCTACATCCCCCGTGTTCTCTCCGATGACCTCATGGGCCAGGTGGCGCGCCTCGGGGCGGCCACCATGGCGGCCCGCGCCGGCTACGGCATGAAGAACCTGGCAACCAACCTCTTCCAGTGGAAGCCGGCCAGCTTCTACGAGGGCCAGGCCGCCACCGCGCAGCAGGGCATCCAGTACGCGGATCAGGAGCTGTCGCTGTTGCAGCCGCACGCCGATGCGCTGCGCACCAAGCTGGACACGAAGACGAAGGTCATCAGCGCGGACATCAAGAAGGTGGAGCAGCGATCGAAGCGCATCGGCCAGAAGATGGACGCCCTGACGGCTGCCGGGCAGCAGGGCACGCCGCAGTGGCAGGCCATGGAGAAGCTGTTCA